CACAAGGAGTATATCTTCGAGAAGTTTAAGGATGGAAATCAAGGTAAGAACTTTAGAATAGATGCTCCTGATTCAGTGTTAGACAAGGCGAAATTATCTAAACCTACTTTTAAGAAGAAGGATATTGATCTTCCTTCTGCTTTTAGTGTGAATGAACCTAAGTTGTATCTGCATACAAGAGCCATATTCTCTGGGGAGTTTTACTATACAGAGAACTTTAGAGAGTTTGCAAATAAGATAAGACCAGGATCTTTTGACAGTATTAAGTACGGAGAACCTAGGATTGTTATTCCTTTATATAAGGATGGTAAGTTGATTGGGGTTCAGGGAAGAGCACTCTCTACAAACCCTATTAAATACTTAACCATTATGTTGGACGATGAAGAACCAAAAGTATATGGATATGATTCGGTTGATAAAAAACTACCAATCTATGTGGTTGAAGGACCCTTTGACAGCACTTTCCTCGACAATAGTGTGGCTCTGTGTGGCAGTGACGGTGACCTTGATTGTCTTGAGGGAAGCGATCTCATTTTTGTATACGATAATGAGCCCCGCAATAAAGAGATTGTCAATAGAATTGGACGATGTATTGATCAAGGACAAAGAGTTGTCATCTGGCCACCAGACGTAAGGGAAAAAGACATAAATGATATGGTTATGGGTGGTCACATGGTAAAGGACCTTGTGAGACTGTATAATCATCAGGGATTACAAGCTAAACTACACTTCACTAATTGGAAAAAGGTATGAGTAACGGAACTAAGGTTGTCAAGAGAAATGGTAGTATTGAACCTTTAGACTTGGACAAGATGCATCTGATGGTTTCACAAGCCTGTGAAAATCTTGCTGGAGTATCTGCAAGTCAAGTGGAGATGACATCAGGTATTCAGTTTTATGATGGTATCACTACAGAAGAGATTCAAGAAATCCTTATCAAATCTGCTAGTGATCTGATTGATTTGGATCACCCTAACTATCAATTTGTTGCTGCACGTCTCCTTCTGTTTGCTGTTCGTAAACAGATGTATGGAAAGATGCATGAGTTACCCACACTAACCGATCATATTACCAAACTGGCTTATGATAATGTTTATGATAAGGATATATTTGTAAAGTATTCCCTAGAAGATATTCTGAAAGCAGAACAATTTGTAGATCATGATCGTGATTTCCTTTTCACGTATGCTGGTTTGAGGCAGGTTGTGGATAAATACCTAGTCCAGGATAGGAGTGCTGGAAAGGTCTATGAGACCCCGCAGTTCATGTATATCATGATTGCATTGACCATGTTCCAAGAGTATCCAAAGAACACTAGACTATCTTATGTCAAAAGATACTACGACGCAATCTCAAAGCACAAAATCAACATCCCAACACCAATCATGGCGGGAGTCAGAACACCTCTTCGTCAATTTGCATCTTGTGTTCTGGTTGATGTTGATGACTCCCTCGATAGTATCTTTACTAGCGATATGGCTATTGGCCGGTATGTCGCACAGAGGGCTGGTATCGGTATTAACGCAGGCCGAATCCGTGGGATCAACGCTAAAATCCGAGGTGGAGAAGTACAGCACACTGGGGTTGTTCCTTTCCTTAAAAAGTTTGAATCAACTGTACGATGTTGCACGCAAAATGGGATTAGAGGTGGATCAGCAACAGTCCACTTCCCCATCTGGCACCAAGAAATCGAAGACATCATCGTTCTAAAGAATAACAAGGGTACAGAAGACAATCGAGTGAGGAAACTTGACTACTCAATCCAAATTTCAAAACTTTTCTACGAACGTTTCATCCAGAATGGAGAGATTAGCCTCTTCTCACCGCATGATACGCCGGGTCTCTATGATGCTTTTGGCACTGATAGATTTGATGAGTTATATGTGGCTTATGAACAAGATGAGTCTGTTTCAAAAAAGAGTATCGGAGCACAGGAACTAATCCTCAATATACTCAAGGAGAGAGCAGAGACTGGTCGTCTCTATCTGATGAACATTGACCACTGTAACAGCCACTCCTCCTTCAAAGACAAGATAAACATGTCTAACCTCTGTCAGGAGATTACACTCCCTACAGAACCTCTCAGTCACATTGACGAGGACATGCCTGGAGAGATTGCTTTGTGTATCCTATCCGCTGTAAACGTGGGTAAGATTAAGTCTGATGAAGAACTAGAAGATTTGTGTGACCTGGCAGTTCGTGGACTAGAAGAACTGATAGACTATCAGGAGTATCCTGTAAGGGTCGCAGAGGTGGCCACAAAGTCTCGTAGGTCACTTGGTGTTGGTTTCATTGGATTGGCCCATTACCTGGCTAAACTAGGGTATAATTATGACTCCCAAGAAGCTTGGGATGCTGTTCATGGATTGTCTGAGTCCTTCCAATACTATCTTCTAAAATCTTCTAACCAACTGGCTAAGGAGAAAGGTCATTGTGAATACTTTGGCCGTACTAAGTACTCTGATGGAATCCTACCTATCGACACTTACAAAAAGGACGTTGATGAACTTACTACACAAGAGTTACAACATGATTGGGAAACTCTACGATCATCTATTACCACCCATGGCCTTAGGCACTCAACATTGTCTGCTCAGATGCCATCAGAAAGCAGTTCCGTTGTGTCAAACGCAACAAATGGAATCGAGCCACCTAGAGACTATCTGTCCATTAAGAAATCCAAAAAGGGACCTCTTAAGCAGGTTGTTCCATCTTATTCGACGTTGAAGAACAACTACACATTGTTGTGGGAGATGAAGAGTAACAGGGGGTATATCAATGTGGTGGCTGTGATGCAGAAGTTCTTTGATCAGGCTATCAGTGGTAACTGGAGTTATAATCCAGAGAACTATCCTGACAATGAAGTACCTGTATCTCAGATGGCAAATGATTTCCTAACAACTTATAAATATGGTTGGAAGACTTCCTACTATCAGAATACATATGATATTAAGACTGACGAAGTAGTTGAAGAGAAGTCGGATTTGAATAATCTTTTAGAAGAATTAAGTAACGCAGAGGAGGAAGCTTGTGACAGCTGTTCAATTTAAGGTTTCGTCAGTTAATGGTAAAGATATTATGAGTAGAGTGAAGGGGATGACAGTATTCAATGCTGAATCCCACGATGCAAAGAAACAACCAATGTTCTTTGGAAAGCCCTTAGGGATTCAGAGATACGATTCATACAAGTATCCAATTTTTGATAAGTTAACCACTCAACAACTTGGGTATTTCTGGAGACCAGAAGAAGTTTCATTGCAGAAAGATCGTGGAGATTATCAATTACTTCGTCCAGAACAAAAGCATATCTATACAAGTAACCTCAAGTATCAGATTATGCTTGACTCCATACAAGGGCGTGGTCCTGGGATGGCTTTTATACCTTATTGCAGTCTACCCGAACTAGAAGCATGTATGGAAGTGTGGGGATTCATGGAGATGATCCATAGTCGTTCCTACACATACATCATCAAGAACATCTATCCAGATCCTTCTGAGATCTTTGATAAGATTGTGACTGATGAAAGGATCTTGGAACGGGCTAAGAGTGTTACAGAATCATATGATGACTTTATCAATACAGCTCAGGGTTGGGGTAATGGTCAACTGTGGTCAGAAGACTTCAGAGGTACTGAAGTAACTAAAGAAAGTATCAAAAATGTGAAACGTAAACTTTATAGGGCGGTTGCAAATGTCAATATCCTGGAAGGAATACGGTTTTATGTTTCTTTTGCTTGTAGCTTTGCTTTTGGTGAACTTAAACTCATGGAAGGTTCAGCAAAAATTATCTCCCTTATTGCTAGAGATGAGAACCAACACCTCGCAATCACTCAGAATATTCTGAACAAATGGAAGCAAGGTGATGATCCTGAAATGAAACAGATCATGAAGGAAGAAGAAGAGTGGACATATGCGATGTTTGATAGGGCAGTGAATGAAGAGAAGAGATGGGCAGACCACCTGTTCAAAGATGGATCAATGATTGGTTTGAATGATAAACTCCTTCAACAGTACGTTGAGTGGGTTGCAAATCGTAGGTTGAAGGGTATCGGTCTGAAACCTGTTTATGATATCTCAGCAAAGAACAATCCACTTCCTTGGACACAACACTGGATCTCTTCTAAGGGACTCCAAGTTGCTCCACAAGAGACAGAAGTGGAATCATATGTAGTTGGTGGTATTAAACAAGATGTCCAAAAAGATACCTTCTCAGGATTTCAGTTATGAGTTTGAGGTAGTTTTCGATAAAGAAAAGGAAACTACCTTACAAAAAATCAAGAGGTGGATCAATAAAAAAGAACCACCTCTTAAAACTATCCTTACTTACCTATTCTCTTATGTTGAGAAGTGGTATTGGGAAGGAAAACTGAAACAAACTATGTCGGGGGTTGACTCTGAGGTAGATAAGATCCATGATGTATGGGACGATGAACTCAGAACCGAACAACCGATTCAACTGGAAGAGGGAGTATTTGGAGAAGACGATTGGTCTATCTCCATATCAAATCCAGTCATTGGAAGAGGGAACGATGATTCTGATAGAGTCATGGATATCGAAAGTCAGAAAGATCAAGTTGAATAGAGATCAATATTGACTTTCTAAATAACCGAGAGTGATGATTGTTATGTGGAAGAAATTAAAGAGTATCCAAATCCCTGGATCTATTGCGGCTCCGTGTTTGACGGGTCTCTTATTGGGGACAACTATGGGTTTGTCTATTGTATTACCTCTAAGACCACCAGTAGACAGTACATTGGAAGAAAGTACTTTTGGTCAAAACGAAAGCCTAGAACTGTCAGTAAGACTGGAAACAGGAGAAGAGTTACAACTGAGAGTGACTGGAGAAAGTACTATGGTAGTTGTCCAGAGCTTAAAGAAGATGTTGGAAGGTATGGAAGGGACGATTTTAACAGAGAAATCTTATCTTTACATTTGACGAAAGGTAAGGTAAACTACGAGGAAACCCATCAACTTTTTGTTCACGATGTTTTGAGGACAAGTATGGATGATGGGATCCCTATGTTCTATAATAGCAACATATTGGGACGTTATTATAGAAAGGATTATTTCGAGCCACTCAAGTAAGTGGTTTATTTTTTAGGACTAATGATTAAGAATTTATTGCGGTTCGGAACCATTTCACTTTTGATCGCTTCTTGTACAAAGACTTCATTATCAGAAGAAACTCCTGTTGATGATGTGAAATTAACTCCAGAAACAGAAGAGGTGGAGGTACAAGAAGAACCAAAACCAGCAAAGTACATGTGGACTTGTCCAACATGTACTACAAATGAAAAACATGTTCTAGAGCAACTACAAGAGACGGCTGGTATCCATGATCGTAACTCTCTTGCAACTATCTTAGGAAACATCAGACAAGAGTCTTTGTTTCATCCTAACATTTGTGAGGGTGGAGCTCGTGTTAACTATGAAAGATGTCACAGTGGTGGGTATGGACTCATTCAGTGGACAACTCTAGGACGTTACAATGGACTTGGATCCTTTGCTAAGAAGTATGGTTGTGATCCATCTACACTGCAGTGTCAGACCAGGTATATGATTAATGAGAGGCAGTTTCAAAATGCACTCCCCGCCTTCCAGAGAAAGGGACTCACCATTGGTGACTACATGAGACCATCCTTCAGGTGGCTTGGATGGGGTATCCATGGAAGTAGGACTCACTATTCTCATCAGTATCATGGAAAGATGGTTTACAGTCCAGTGTAAGTAGTGTATAATATATGAGTGGTTGAGAGACCACTGCTGTGACCCCCTTGGTAGTTCAGGGTTAGAGGCGATAGGAACTACCTCATGGTTCAGTAGCTCAGTGGAATAGAGCAAGGCACTTCTAATGCCTCGGTCGGTGGTTCGAATCCACCCTGAATCGTTGGAGATTGATCATCTCCATAGGGTATGGCTGAATAACTGTTGTGGTCATCACGCAGTAAGGCTGAAGTAGAACAGGCTGTGGTGGCCGCCAAGGAATACCGGGAGACCGGAGTCTTGTGAATCCTTAACTCGGAGTTCGAAAAGATCAGAGGTTTACTAAGCATTAGTGAGACCCCTCTGTTGAAGGTATAATGTAATCCTTCTACCCACCATGCGAAATTAGTTTAGAGGCAAAACTAAAGGTTTCCAACCTTTCGTCACCAGTTCGATTCTGGTATTCCGCTTTCT